CGCTTGGTAAAACGTCGTAGGAGCGTTACCAGACGAACCCAATGCAAATACGTCATCAGACTCCGCCATATCACTAAGCAAATGTAGAAAATAAAATGGGTTAACATATTTACCTCGTTGTTCTCCATCCAGTTCAAGACGGAAGTATTTATATAAGGCTTTGCACCATGCAAGCCATTTGCCATCCTCGGCGTTTATGTTGCCGCCAATCCTAGCGACATCAGCTTCGATAGTATAAAATCTTTCTGGTAACTTGTTCAATTCCGCAGCGTCCACATCGTAAACCCATATCTCGGCATTCGGCGCGAATCTATCATAATCATATGCCACTTGTTCGCCATCTAATCGTGCGCCGAAGCAATAAAGATGAGTGGCTTTCTGTTGAATGATGTTAGCCGCGCGTTGGCCGAAGATACCGGGGCGTCCACAAAAGACAGGACTATCCTCTGGCAATAAATCCGCCGCCATCCAAGTTGTAAGTATTGGTATGTTGAGACTGCAAAGATGTTCAATCAGTGCGGGATTATTCCTTACCCCATTTCCGAGTAAGATAACGGGCTTATTCATAGTTCCGCCATCTGAACGTCCATAGGAATATCTAACCACACCGGGCCGGGGCGTCCTCCCCTGGCAATCTCAATGCAACTATCCAAGGTATAAAGAATATCCGATGAACTTTCCTCGTTATAGAAACCCCAGCAATGCTTTGTCATAGGCTGCACCATCTCAATCGTCGGCCCTTCCTGCGTTCCGCGCGTCCTCATTCCCGGCAATGCCATCCATTTCGTCATCACTTGCCCAGAGATAAATAATACCGGTACCGAATCAGACCACGCGGCAAGGCATGGCGTCATAGCGTTTGTAGCGCCAGGTCCAGAAGTCACAAGACACACACCGAAGCCATGATGCTGGGCGTAACCGACTGCCGCGAAGCCCGCGCCTTGTTCATGGAGACAACATACCGCGTTAATCCCTGATTGCCCGAGCGCGTCAACAAGAGGGGCGCAGCCTCCACCAGGTAAATAGAATACATGATTGACTTCGGATTTCAGGCGGGCAAAAATTGCATCGGCGACTCTCATATCTCGATTATCTCATTCTCCACGCCCATGGCGCGAATATTGGCTATGAGTCTTTGGCGTTGTCCTTGTGCCATTATGACTATCGGCGCGTCGTTATCTGGGCGTTCCAATACCGGCTTGCCATTATAGATTTGTCCGCGATATGCAGGATCGTTGTCGATATAGTTCAGCACTTGGAAGTCTTCATCTACCAGAGATAAGATATGCCACACAATATCACTCATTCCCCATATGTTTATCGGCTGGGTGATAAATCCAAGCGCAAGGAGTATTCTGTGTTCATGTTCCAATATATGGTCGCTTGATTGTTGTGCCACATCCAGCCTTTTGAAATGCACCTGATAGCGAGGCCGTATCTCCTGCCCAAGTCTAAAAGGTTGCGAAGTGTGAAGTGATTCAAATGCTTTGTATTGAAGTCCAAGATGGGCATCTTCCAACGATTGAGTAAGCCGGTTGCGTCAGGTACGTCTACAATTAGAAGGCCATCGGGCGCGAGGGCTTGTGTTAATTGTTTCATCGTCTTATGTAAGTCATAGATATGTTCGAGGACATGGGAGGCGTAGATAATGTCGCAGTTATCAGGAAGTTTATCGGATGGGCCGATGTTATAGGATTTCTTTCGCCCAGCTTCATGCATCATATCCACTATGATACTTAATCCATCATCACCAGCACCTCCAAAATCTATAAATATTTGCCAATGTTCTATCTGCCCCATTATCATTATGGCATCTTCCATTAGACGCGCTTGATTGTCTGAATTGCTTACCCCATATCCATAATACTTTGTATAGTATTCGTCCAACATGGCTTGATTGAAGTCGCCATCCCCGAATATCATGCCGCAGCGATCACATGTGTACCAGGTTATCTTCTCGGGCAGGGGCCAATGGTCGGGTGTTTTATAATTCATTGAGAATATTTCTTTGCGCCAAGTGGGGCCGCCAGTGCAAACAGGGCAGGGTCTAGCCATTTGGCACCGCGAAACTAAAAAGAAGATTCTCTTTCGCCAACGCAATCGCATCATCGAGATCGTAAATCGGAATCCCCATGAATTGTCCTAATTCTTTTCTTTTTTCTATACCACAGCCAGCACAGAAAACGCCATAATTATTATGTTGAACATTGGGATTACCACAATAAGCACATTCGCGCCCCGTTTTCATTTGTTCAGCAAGTTTTCGGGAAATCAAAATATACTTATTTGTTATTGGGTAGTTATCCATTCCTTATTCTTTCCACAAACTCTTCTCGGTTTGCATCGATATTGTCTGGCAGGGCCTGCATGTAATCGCAGTTCTTGCAGGCTGCGTTCTCGTGCTTGTGTCCAGTAAGGTGCATCAGGCGGAAGGCTTTCAATTTCTCACCATGCCATATATCCATTATACTCTCGTCCTTCACATTGCCCAGCTTGTGAAGATGAAAGGCGTCATCGTTGCATATACTCACATCGCCATTGCTATTCACGGCCAGCATGTAAAGCACCAAGGGACAGGCAATCTTCTCTTGACGCGGTGTGCCATCGAATGATTGATTTGTTCCCAGCTTGAAATCAAATACCTCAGACGTACTCCAACCATGCAAGCCCTCGATGGCTATATAGTCACATCTGTCCCCGAAATCCTGAATGAATTTGTCTTTCTGTTCCTGTGTCAATCCTACGTCTGCAATCTTGGTGGATACTTTTGTATTTGTACCGCGGCTTCGCTGGTATAAGTCTAATACCCCCGCGCGATATTTCTCGTAATCGACGCGGACTTTAGCGATATCAAAGAACATCTGTGAGTTAATACCTGTGACACTGACTCCGATCATATCCAGGCCGCAATCCACTAGCTTGCTGTTCAGTTCAGGCCCGAGTAGTTGCCCGTTCGTCTTTACCCAAATGCTTTCAGTAATTTGGGCATCGCGTATATACCGCACCATGTCGGGAAAGTGTTTGTTGAGTAATGGTTCACCGTCTTTATAGAGATTAGCGCGCTTGGCCTTCTTGCCGAAGCCTTTGAAATCATCCACTACCTTACAGAATAATTCATAAGACATAAACGTCGGCTTGCGCCCATATTGCTTCAGTAAATCAGGGTGTCCAGTCGGACAGAACTCACACTTGTAATTGCACGGATCACCCGTGTCTATGAAGATAGTCCATGGTGCCGGCAATGGTACTACATCGATCAATCTTTCTCTACGTTCGCCGCGGAGATCGCGGGCTTGGATTATCTCAGCCATTATTACTCATAGGGGTGCGCCACACTGACAGCAATTGCCATTCGTAATTGCGTTCCCTGAACCACAATGAGAACAAGAGATTATAACTTTCTTAGCATTGATATACATCTTTTCCCATAAGGCATCAAAATCAAAGGAGTCTGCCATGCTAGACCAAGTAATGGCCTTGGATCCTGACGCGCCCGAAATCATAATCTTGTCAGCATCCTCCACTGTAGTTACTTCAATTAAATCAGATACTTTCCTACCCATTCTTTGCCAGCCATCCTCCATCGACTACGATGGTTTGTCCATATACATTTGTTGAGTTGATAAGATACATCAAGGCGTCGGCCACTTCCTCGGGCTTACCAAATCTACCAGAGGGTGTGATGCTTTCCAATAACTTGCGGCGTTCCGGGGCCATATCTTTCACCATGTCGGTATCTGTGAGTCCTGGGGCGATAGCATTCACGTGGATAAGAGGCGCCCATTCGATAGCCAGCGCGCGCGTGAGGCCGAGTAATGCGTGCTTCGCTGCGACGTAACCGACGATATTTCTCGCGCCTTGAAAGGCGGCTGTTGAAAGGATATTGACGATATGGCCGCCTGAATTAAACATAATATTAGCGGCCTGTTTTGATAACTCAAAGGGGGCAAGCACCATTAACTCAATAGCGTTTTTCATTTCTGTGTGTAGATACTTTCCTGCGGGGTTTTGGGCACCTGCGTTATTAACAAGTATATCCATGCGCCCAAACTTATCAGCCACGCGTTCCACTATATTCCCATGAGGTAGATATAAATCATTCCGCAAATCCGCCTTGATAAACAAATCGCATCCTTTCGGTGCGTCCCCTCTCCCCACTACTGCTACCTTAATATCGTTCAATCGTAACTCACGCACCATGGCGAGGCCGATGCCGCGAGTGCCGCCAGTGACGAGGGCAACTCTACTCACCTTTTACCAACCATTCAGGCCAATCCTTCATGCCAGTAATCCATTCGATGCGTAGGCCCCATGAATAAATCAAACGTGAATGTAGCTTTCTTCCAATCCAGCGTAGTAATTTAGAGCGTTCGTGGATGTACCAATATCCATTCCATATTGAAGGATGAACCACGGCTAGATATGGGGATGGGTGCGCCGATGCCTTATATAATTCCTTTATAGCTTTCTCGAAGTCCTCAAAGGATAATGTCATTCTCCCTTCGCAATTCTCTTGGCTTCTTCAAGAATCTGGCGAGTCTCTCTCGCGAAAGGCTTCCTCATAGAGCTCGGGATTATCCATCTTCATCTCAAGCTCTACCATGTGAGATTCACCATTAGGCTTGGTTATCCAAACATCAATCCTGATTTTATTAGGGATAATATGGATTTCCTCCCTGATTTTATAGATTGTCATTTCTGAAATGATATTAAGGATTTTGGTAATAGCCTGAGATAATTCATCCATTACTCACCAATCAATTCTCCCAGCGTGGCCGGGACTGTCATTGTTCCATAGACTTGAGAATCTACGGTCTTGGATAATTGGCTAAACTCAAACTTGCCTTGCTGCCAGGCGTCGTACTTACCGGGCCCGAGAAATGCGGCTTGTTCTTCAGGAGATAATCCATTGAACCAATCCTCGCCAGATGGTATATCGCCTGTAATTCCTTCAATATAAGGAATGGCCGCACATCTACAATTATAGTGACCGTCGAGAGTTTCATCAAGGGGATGGATGGTGCCGTGCTCTGCCGCGCACGCTTCGCAAGTATCACCGTCGAGTTCTGCATACCATACCCAGCCAGTTACTATTCCATCAGACGCCATGTAATTAGCCCGCGAAGCATCGCGATAAGAATATAACTGGACTGTCCTTGTATTGCGAAGGGCATCGGTGAGTCCTCCACCGAAGGCATCCTGGATCATGGACGCGATTTTGCGAGGATTGAATCCCTGTGATACGCCGTCAATAATGGATTGAACCACATTAGAAACTGTGCCATCCGTAATTAACTTAAGTCGCGCATATAGCGGGCCATCGGGAGAGAGATAGGATAATAGCGGTCGGATGACGGAAGAATTCAGTCCGATAAAGCCGGGATCTGCGAGATTAATAAGTTGCCTTGAGTCTCCAATTCCCTGACCGATAGAGGCTAAGGCTACCGCGCCGATCGTAGTTTCAAGATAGATGGTGAAACGGTCCAGTTCCTCGTTCGCGTGCCTTATCAGTCTTTTATATTGCGGCAGCGATTCAACTTCTGATTGAGTAGGATTATCCAGTTGTTCAATCGCGAGAGTTAATGCATCTATATCCCCTTGCAAGCGATCATACATTACCAGATAGGCATGGCTAATAGCCTCCAAGTTTGAGGCGTCTTTGGATAATAGATTAGCTTTCTGTTGCTTAACGAGTTGGAGGAGTTGCATTCGCTTGTGCTATTCTGGCACTAGCTGTGCCTTGTACTTGTAATGCTGTCCCGCGTGCTTGATTAAAGCCTTGGCCCTGATTGAAATTGCGAAGTATCTGTGCGCCTATGTCGCCGTTGTTCTGATTGGCCTTAGCTTGTTCATCAGCCAGTGCCTTTTGTATATCCTCCCATGATTTTCCATAACGCATGAACCAACGTTGGGCCACCGTCTCTTTATCAACGATGCCTAAGTTCAATGCTTTCTCGTCGGTTGTGATTTCCTCAGTAATATTCACTGGCAGAGGATTGCCCCATTGAATCTCACCCGGGTTCGATGCCTCAGCCGCATTGCCAGCAAGCACCAAGAGGCGGCGATTCAATTCCTTCAGCGCATCACCATATAATTGACGTTTGGTATCGTTCTTATCGATTGCATCGGACCATAGAATTTGTAAGCCGAAGTTTGTCAACGCACCTAATTTATCTGCCATCGAGGAAATATCCACCTCACGCGATATATCAAAGACTCCTTGCCGCATATCCAACGCGAAGGAACGGGATGAGGCGAGATCCGATTGCATCTCAAGATTGAAGACTTTTGCGTCTTTGTTTGGGATGGCATGAAATGAACCTGGCATGGTTGGCACGGCTTGCATTTCAGATAAAGTTAATCCCGTTCCGATAGTCTCAGGATGGGCGTGGAACTTAATAATCTTGCCTGTATTCGACATGACGAAGTTGGCTTTATCCTGCACATTAATAGCATCGTCAATATCGCTATCACCATAGCAGGATTTGAGGGATGGTAAGTTCTTCCAATGAATGATGGGAGGGAAGTCATAGGGCCAGGCTTGAGAGTCAACCTTCTGTCTCTGGCTTCCACTTTGTTCCCAGTAATCTACCAACCAGGTAACTGCATTGTCGGATGTTTCCTCGTTGGGGTTCTTATACTGCCCAACTACATTACCCGCCGAATCAAAGCCGTACGTCACATCGGACCGGACGGTTATCTCCCAATAAGAGACTTGTCCGATCTTATATTGAATGACATACATCTCAACTTCGTTCATATCCTGCGGGTCAGTCTTAATGCGAATGACCTCGGGATCAATAGCTACCAAGCGAGGATATTCCTTGCCAGTATATGGATCAATCAATTCCTCGGGTTGTATCTTAAAGTATGGAGTTCCGTAGACTGCCCCATGCAGGCCGGCTTGATAGAGAATGATTTCTTTCTTATTCAAATCCCACACTGTATCAAGATATTCTTGCTGGGCTGTACTTCCTTCTGGTAACTTGAATTTAATTCCCCCGCGATATAGACGAGACACCGATCTATCGACCGCCAGGCCGATGAAGTTCATCGTAATGTTGTCGTCAGTAACCGAACCAGTCACAGGATCTATCTTGGTTCTAAGCTGCTTCCTCTGATTGCCTGAGTAGTAATGGCCCAGGATGTTATATCCCTGCCCCATCTGGTCATTGATATAGGGCGCTATTCGTTGGCCCAGCCAGTCACCGAAGCCGTTGAATACGTTATTGAAATAAGTTGAAATGATATTAGCCATACTGCCTCTAGTTGTAAAATGGATTTTCGACTACTTCCACTTTGCCAATATAATCGCTGTCATCTTCATAAGCATAACGAGTCGCGTCAATCAAATGGTTATTGCGATCCACCGGGACAGGAAGTCCGCCACTTCTCACAACCGCGCCGCCTGCATCCTCTTTCCATTTGTAGGTTGAAAATTCATTCTGTGCATTAATGCACTTCTTGTCTATTATAATCCTTTGCTGCTGTAGCCATTGGATACCATGGACGATTGAGTCTTTGCCCTTCTTCGCGCCGGCTGCCTCAACGCCGTGTTGTCTTAATTCTTTAATCCCCTTTGGTTCTGCACTATCAAATACTATTCGTTCAGACCCTATAATGTTCTTTACTCTCTCTGCCAGTATATCATTTGTTAAGCCTAATTCGTAGAGCTCATCGAATATGTAAATCGTTTTGTGCTTCTTGTCATAATGGCTTGATATGATAGCCGCGGGGTCAGTCGAGAAACCGAAGTCGCCGCCATTGCGCTTGTTCGTTCGCTGTTCTAATGGTAGATTGTATTCACCATCCTCAAGTAAATCAGCCACTATCCAATTCGTGAAAATGACATTCCCAAGCACACCCCAATTGCCGAGGGTGTAGACATTGAAAAAGTATGGATCACTCTCATTCTCGAGGTCGGCAATATCGTCTTTCTCGAGAAAGCGATTATCTTTATAAGTGGTTTTTAGAACTGTCAGTCTCTCGCTGTGATAAGCTGTCTGTCCATCCGCCCAACCCAAGCCGGAGAAATACGCCTTGAATACCCAATGATTCTTGAATATCGGATTGAACAGCAAGGTAATTGTCTTTCTTATATCACCTTCCACTTTCCCCCTTTGACGTTTCATCAATTGCTTTATGGAGTTTTGGTTTGTCTCTGTGGCTTCCTCCACAATTATGTCAGTAAGTACACCTTTTTTAAAGGCAATGGATTTAAGCTTTTCAACGTCATCCAAGCCCGCGAATACTGCCTGGTATCCGTTCTTACAAGTCACTGTGCCATCTGTTTTATTGATATTGAATAAGTCATCCAATCCCCACTCGGATATGACTTTAGCCACCTCTGTAGCTACTGATCCACGAATGGACGTCTTAGTCTGACGGCAGATAAGATAATTATGTCCGCCTTGCAAGAGATGGTAAATGGTTCTCTGGCCGACAATGAACTTGCTTTTACCAGATGAAGCCCCTCCGAAGTATATCTGTATGCGTGCTTGATTATCTAATTCCGGGATATATATGTCATTAATGGCCGACTTGGGGATATTGACGTTAATCATCCGTCAGCTTTACGTTTATTGTGAGGTTCGCGTCCTTCAATTTTCCGCCCATTTTCAATATATTTGTTTGAGCTGCATCAGCGGCATAGAGTTCGAGTTCCAATTCATGGATTTCCTTGTCCTCACCATCTTTGGTTTTGGCCTGAATAATGGTTGTCTTTTGCTTGAACTTCTTTATCAGCTTCGTAAGTCCCTTGTCCTTGGCGGATTTCAAGTCCAATGAACCCCCAACCGATGTTATCTCCATCAGTTCACCTATGTCCCCACGCGCTATATCTGATTGATAAGCGATGGCCTCATCAGCCGCCATTTGTCCTACCGCAATACGTCGATTTACCTCGGCCCTAATGTTAGGCTTTGCTAGGAACTCAGCAACGCTTGATCGTGCCGAATCGTATCCTGATTTAGGATGTGTCTCTAGCCAAGCACGAGTGCCATTCATGTGCAGAAAATATCTATTCAATACGGCTTTATCTTTGGGGGTTAAGGGTTTTTCTTCTGGTTTCTTTTCTTTCTTTGTCATAGCCTATAGTATATCCCTCTTTCATCCTTCCTTAGTCTTTATCATGGGAGGCTCATGTGGCAGAGGTAAGCCGGGGATTGATTGCTTTAGTCTCTCTGCCTTCTCGATGAGTAATAGATGTTCCTCGCAAGTTAATGGGTTAGGAGGCAATATGGGATTGCTTGTAATCACCAGTAAGAGGAGGAATATAATATGCTTCATTATCGTTTTGGAGTGTCGAGATTCATATATAGTAAATTGAGCAGACAAAGCGCTAGGCCCACTAATGCGGAAACAATATGTCCGCTTATGAATTGTTGTAATCCCGTAGCTATGCAGGCGCCCGCCAGAAAGGCATGGAGTTTCATACGTCCTCCTTTCTCGGCAATCTCGCCAGTATCTCACCATTCAACATAATAGGCACATTCCTTTGTGTTGGTAGATTATATCCCAGTCCTCTATCTGTGCATTCGTTGAGGAGGAAGGCTGAAAGATAGAGAATTAGAAATAACTGGGCGATGATGTTATGAATCATATCTGCGATGTTAAATGGTAGCACTTATGGACTTTGCACCAATAGGCCCGGCATTCCTTGTGCCGTGGATCGCCTTGTTCTTTAATTCTCTTCAAGGCCCATTCAGCGCCATGTTTTGTAAAGCAGGCTTTTGTCTTTCCATTGATAGGTAGGCAGGGCTTTTTTGCCATGTCATATTATCCGATTTTTGGCAATTCTTTTATGGATTGCCAGGGCCTGTCACCTTTTTTGATTCTTGACTTCCAGTTGCCCGCCGTGCCATTGCTGACACCGAGTTGCCTTTGAATTGCCTTCCGACCATTGGCAGAAATATAGGCAATATCTTCAGCTGACAATTCGCCCCATTTTTTCTCAGTCACTTGTCCATCAACGGTTGTCAGATTTGTAGATTGCGGAGGGGCATCTGGTAATAAACGCAGGGCAGCCACTTCAATGCGAACCGCTATAACACCTGTCACGTTCTGGAATAGGCCAGCTACTGCCTTGGTGATGCGTTGCCATGCTGTTAGCTTGCCCTTCCATGCTTCGTCTACTGAGGCTTGAAGCCTTCCCAGATAGGCAACCCCAAGAGTCGGGATAGCGCCAAATAATAAGGCCGTGATTTGCATTCCATAACGAAGCCAAACCGGACCTATGCCAAGGAAATTGCTGTTCGGGGTAATCAATTGCGAAGCGGATAGATCGCGGATCAACTCGAATTCATTGAAAATCAAATCTACTGCGAGGAACATACGCGCAGCATCCTTTGCGGCCTTTTGAGTAGTTTCATTAAATCCAGTGTAATACATGCTGACATAGACACCTCCAGCTATGCCGAGAGAGAAGGGCCAGCCCATAAAACCTACATGAAGGGCATCGGCTATGTAAAAGGCCACGCGGTAGACAGTGATGACAATAAAGAAAAAGCTAAGATGTTCTGCGATCTTACGCATCACCGCCTGCTTTCTTCTCTAACTCATCAATTCTGGCCTTGAGTGCATTAATAATAACAGCTACAGCATAATCATTCACCCATCCCGGTTCGCGCATCAATGTGGTGGTAGTCGCCTTGTCGCGATTCAAATCGTAGAGGATGCCATCGGCAGGTTGCTTGATAAATTTTGAGATGTGGGCACCGCTAATTCCTTCAAGATTCTCAAAGACGACAATCCCCTTCGCTTCTTGTTCTTGAATCATGGAAAGTTTCTTTTCCTGAATTTCAGTTCGTTCAGTCATGCGATTATTCCTTTCTAATTTATGAAGTCGATTCTGTATCGTAATTTCAAGGGCAGACTTTCCAGCCATTCCTTCATATGCTGGCCGCCGAAGCGCGTACATTGAATTGCAAAGAATTTCTTCCGCCATTCCAAGGTATTGAATTTCCTCAAATGGACGTGTTCAAAATGATTCACCAGCACCAGATTCTCTGGAACGTCCAATTCCGGGTGATCCTTCATCCGTCCAATAAGGCAATGGTGGGCATCCTCTCCGCGTTCCTGGCATTCGCCACATTCACACAGTGGACCTCTTTGACGAACGAATGCTGCTTTATCGAAGTTCACCATAACGGCCTTAGACTTAGGCACCGACTTCTTCTTTTCCTTGCGGACAGCAAGAGGCTTAGGAACTGCGCGCTTATTCAGGAGGGGCATATGTCACCCCATTGGGAGGCCATAGCATCGGCTATACCTTGATAGGTTTCTGATCTATCGCGCTTACGGGTTGGCGATTTAGCCATGCGCCACACTCTTTCCCATGATTTACGCTCAGGTGTTCCATGTGGCGGTGGCGGACCAACCTCGTTGGTGTGAACCAATGCCGGGAGATTATATGTTTTTATGCCTGTTTTCTTTACCTCCCGGTGCCCGAAGTTATGAGGCTGGATATATTGAGGCTTTCCGATTCGTGTCCATAGAGTGCTTGCGGGATTTTCAAATGCACAGCCTATGCGGGCATACTTCTTTGCCAACCCCCACAGGTCATTGGCCCATTCCAAAGTTGCGAGTCGTGCTTGATAGCCGGGTTTTCCTTCCGCGTACCATTTATTGCCGCATACGGCCATTTCGGTACATTCGTAATGCAGGATGATAATATCCCAAGGCCCATAATTGATTACCGCCTCTTTGACATCCATTTGCAGGTGCGGGCCTCCGTTACGGGCCGGAACAAGATCGTTTGAATATGCCTCATGGCCCAGCTTGAGAAAGGCATCACGCACCTTGCCGCTTTCTTCGCAACCGACAAGGATTCTCACCTCCCCTCAGCTTTCCGTATCATGGCAGTTTCATACTTTCTCCAAGACTCATATCCCATGGATTTAGCCACCTTGTTGAGGGTGGCTAATCGTTTGGCTTGCTTCTCACGGGACGTTAAGGGAAGTTTCTTATTTGCCACGGGAGGCTTTCAATTCTGCAAGTAAACGGACGCGTTGTTCATGGGCCTGCTTGGCATTCTCAGTCTTGCCGAAGCGGATATAAGCCTTTTCTGCCTTACGTGCAAATTTCAACATTCCTTTGATTTGTGAAATAGTCATGATGTTTTCTCCTTGAATAGCCTAATATTACAGCAAGTTAGCTAACTTGTCAAGGGGCAAAATACATCACTTCCTCTACGTCCTCCTCCAATAGTGGCATAAGCACATCGATACTTCCCTGCGCTACCGGGAGTCTCACATAGCCCTTCATTTGTCTATCCTCCCACTTCCAGATATAGGGGCGGAAGAATATTTGAACATCTAGGGAATTGGATAAGCCAATGGTGTGTGCGTTTTCAATTACGCGGTATTGCGTGAGGGGCTTATTAGTTAGCATCCTTTACCTCTCTTTTTGTTAGTTCAATTTCCATTCTTTCCATTCGTTCTTTATGTTTGCGGACGCGATATTGTTCGTAAGCTTCTTCTGGTTCCAAATATCGAAATGTCTTATGGATAACAGGATTTTTCTTTGTTGGGCATCCATCCTTGCGCCATTGAATTATCCACGTTTCTAAATCAAATGCGTTCATGGTATTAAAGGGTGATTCGGCGGGGTGAATATCTGTCATTTGTTGAGTCATTATATATCTGTCCAGTCTGGAACATCCGGTTCCTCTATTTCAGCTTCAGCGCGTTCTATCTTCGCGCCTAAGTCAATTGCTTTCTTTGTGCAATAGGCGAAATTTCCGCGAGAATCGATGGCTTGATATTCCCTTGCCAGAGATAGCCACTCATCCGCCGTCTGATCGTCGCGCAGGTTAAGCATCTTCTTCTTTTGGTTGAGTATGGCTTGTGATTCAAATACATCACTCATGTTCCGACCTTTCCCGAAGTATATCTATTTTGCTTCGGATGACGACTTTTTGATTTGGTATCTCTTCTCTCATCGTGGCGGCTTTGCCTCGTGCTACATTGATTAAACTCTGCGGACCGGCCACCGTATGAGGCCATGTTCCGCCATGAGTCTTTGCATATTCTACATAATCCGCGTGGAGGGCGATTATTACCGCAACTCCTTTCTCTCCACATGCTTGTTTTACATCCTCTAATGCGGCGCACCAGAATGAGTATTGACTCTTCTCTCGCTTCTTAGGCTTTCCCGGAAGTGAGAACAGCCAGGTGTCGCGCAGGCATTCCGCATAATCCCATAAATGTGCTGGATATTCGTGAAAGTCTCCTCGGAATAAATCTACGTTGTAGCTTGTTGCTTCATTCGTCGGCTTTTCGTCTATTTCTTTGTGGCAATGCGGACATAACATCTTGTTTTCCTTTCTCTCCACCTTTGGGCGGAGGCTTGAGATTGACGCGTTGGTGCCTTGTAATTTGCTGACTTCACGCATCACCTTTGGGCGTATGGCTGTCGATTGCTTGCTAGTGGTGCTTCCTATTAGCCCGTAGTGCTTCGCCTGTTGAAACGCATCTATTCCGCGTAGGCCGTTAGGAACGTTCGTATGGTGCCAGTACTATTTTACATCTAGTCGATGTTTATTCTCGGCGTGCCCTTCGTTGTCCGTAAGGGTATGTGATCTAATTTCGGTTCGCCACTCCCGCCCTGTGTTGCGGTCAGCCGCACCCATAGGGAGGTTTGCCTTATATTTAATTATAGCTTCGGCGCCAGGCAGCGCCTAGCGTTATTTATCGAATGTGTTCAGGAATTTAGTAACAACCTCCTTTACATTCTTTGGGGATTTTGGCATTTTCCATTCACCCTTGAATCGACCTTCGCTTACCTTACAGGCCGCAACGTCTATATCTTGATTTGGGTCCATCGCGTCATGATGGGCAATAATTACAATGCAAGGCTTGACCTTCTGTAAATCATCACACATCCGCTCGAGGGCTAGTTTCTGTCCTGCCGGTATAGGGGTTTCCATATATTTCGTTTCGATAATCACATAACATTTATTGTGATATTCAATCAGGCCGTCTATATCGGTTGGGGTTATTTTTCCGAATTGAAGGCCTGAAAAATCTCGCAATTGCTTTGCGCGGTCACGGAAGTTAATTACGCCTCGATTCGCGCTATCCATCCGAAGCCTCCAAAATGTTCTATAAATCTATCTATATTTTTACCTGTATAAATAATAGCTTGACCTTGCAATGGCGAACCTAATTCTCCCTCTGGGCTTATAAACTTAATGCGTCCAGTAGGAAAACAAACAGCGCAAGCAATCTCGATTATCTTTGAAAACCAGACTGTTTCCGTGGCATTATTTACTAAGACTATACCCTCTGATATGTCATGGTCGTTGAATGACTGCACAAATTTATCAATGAATGGAGTTACCAAAGCCGTACTATATGGAGGATTCATCCAAACCCGTCCAGTCCACTTTTTATTAAGGCCATTGGTTTCTTCGGTGTAATATTTCCTTGCGCCGATAATCTTGTTTGCAATAGAATTAGACGCCGGATCTAAGTCAATCTCGCCCATAACAGAAATTGCCGCATGAATGAAAATCGGCGGAGTGTACCATTCTGTTTCACCTGTATTGAAAGACACATGAGGATTTTTAGCCAGTTTTTGAAGCCCTGAAGCTGTTATCTCTTTACCATTCGACAAGCAAGAATCCACCCATTGAGAGAATGCCTCATCCGGTACTTTAGATTCAAGTTGCCAGCGGCTACTTTCATGCTTGTCTATTCCTTCCGGTAGCGCGGTACCATCATGGTACTGCGTGCCCGAATCTCCGCCCTTGTGATTTATATTCTCTGATAGCCACTTACCGGCTTTGCGTTCGGCTTTGAGTTGAAATACCTTTGCCTTTTGTGCTGCCTCATGAAATCCCTGGGCATCTGCGAAGATCTGCATGGCCGAAGCGCGGTCCCTGAGATTGATCATCTCGTGAATATCCGATGCGCGCTCTAAGGCTTTTTCCGCCTGGTTGATTTCGGTTATCGCTGTGCTTTGTGGCAAAGTAAAAGCTCCTTCATGTGACTTGCGCCTGCGGTGGCCGATGAGAAAGGCCAGCACAAGCCACACAAAGGGGCTTTTACTGTCTCATCAATTTCCGCAAGTTCAATTATAGCGTTCTACTTCAAAATGTCAACCCCTGTCCATCCGCGTGATTGCAAGGGGGTCAGGCCGCTTTAATCAATTTAGTCAGCCGTTCTACAGCTTCCATCATCGAGTCGCCTGTACTTCCCATCTTTTCATCATCCTTTATCGCCAAGATGTAAAAGTACGATCCCGAGTAAGCGAAAGTGATTTCATATCCCTGTTTTGTTAGATATTCTAAATTTGAAATTGGTTTGGTGTCACTCATCGTCTCATTCCTTTCGTGTCGGGGGTACGGTTTTCTCATAAGCCCGCATGTGATCCCCGCAAGTTCGACGATAGCCATTGGGTGTTGGAAATCCGCAACTCGCATAACGTTCACAGTCGGGTTCATCGCATATCTCAGTGAAGCCGAAAACTCCTTTACACACTGGGCATCCATCTATAGTTTGTTCTGCGTCGAACGGATTGACGGCCTCAAGTAAATCCTTCTCTAGGGTAATTTCATCGCAATTTTCACATTTCCACTTTCTGTTTTCTTTCATTTCGTTTCCTTTCGTGTGAAGGCATCAGGGGGCGACTTGCGTTGATTTCTCAGTAGACATTCCATCCATTGAACACCAACGGCCACAACATGAACGAGTTCAATATCTAGCGTACCTTTGGCTTTACCGCCGAAAACATCATGTAAAGCCGCCTGCGCTACCTCGCCGACTTCCTCGGTCAGAATAGCAAGCCATGAGAAATTATCATGATCCTGGATGCCCCATTTCTCATTTTGTTTGAAACGCTCTTTTTTGATAAGCTCAAACACATTGAACAAATCTTCCCATCCCGGCATGTTCTCTATTTCACTTCGGTTCAATGTGTGCCTCTTTCTGTGCGAGCCATGCCTGAATGATTCTTCCTCGAATTTCATGTTCTATTACTGTTCTGGAAAATGGCGGATTAGGAATATAAATCAAAATAGACTCCCAAATAATATTTACCGCTAATTCAATCAATTCGTAGTTTGTTTTCTCCTCTGCCTGTGCGAGACGGGCAGCAAGGGCTTCCATGCGTTTTATTGCCTCGTCCCTGCCACATGAACAATGTCGATCACCTGAGAATATATGAATCGCACAGGTTGTTGTGTGATTTTTCAAAAATTTTTCATATGGCGCAAGTTTCGCAACAGTCGGCATGGCAATCCCCTCCTGTTCTTTCGTCTGTGTGTGGTTCTTCATCAAACCATTCCCAGCAAATTATACAGAAATATTTCATCATTCCTCTCTTTCCAAGTAGGCGCGGATGCGGGCAGACATTTCTGTAGTAGAAGCCCCCATTGCATCATACAATTCTTTCAGCAAGGCGTTAGTCTCTGAGAGTTTGTTTTCTGACAACACATAAAGATTTTTAGCGTTTTCGAGTGTATCAATTACAAAACACCTCTCGCACTTCCAGCCAACTTCTGAATCGCAAGTACAGCAAACTATAGCCTCTAGATTTATTGCAATGTAAATATCTTCTAAAATACATCGTGTATTTGTGTCCATCATCTTTCCTTTCTCTGCTTCCTGCGTAAGCGGCTGTTAGGCCGCGTTATCGCCTGTGTTAACATCCGTTTTTTTTAGACTGTTTACTTGTTCTTTCGGATTCCAGTTATCGGGTTTTTTATTGTATTTAGCTAGGTCTGAAAATTGATCGGCCCAGAACTTCATGCCATATTCTATCCAGTCTTTTCGTAACAATTCCAGCCTTGCGGGACGGTCTTGTGGATATAGAGTTGCATCACTATATCCAAATTCGCAACCGCAACAAGCACAAATCTCAAAGGTATGGTGATCTGGATTATCGTCGAGTCCGTCCCATCCACAAACAGGGCATTGATATTTCATTCTATATTTCCTTTATATTGCATAAGTCATGGGGCAGGATTTAGATATGTTACCTACCGTTAAGAATAGATTTGTGTGCCTGTTCTAAACAACCAAACGCCTCTACTTGTGCCGCGCGCACAACGCCCATGAATGTTAACGTCCGTCTTTGGGCTGGGCTTCTTCTAAGTGTTTCATCATCCTGCTTTCTAATTCTTGTAATCTGCAACAAACTACATATAAGGCCATTCTGAGTTCAGCGATTGTCTTGGCCGAATTTATTCTTTTCCACATATCGGCTGAATAGTCACCACTCATAATTCTTGGAGGATCGAATTTATTGTCTGTCATTCTCTATTTTTCCTTTCACTAAGGTGGGACACAGGGCTAGGTCGGCATTCAGTCGGTTTGTGAGTTTGCCATCCTGAGCGGAGCAGATTCTCACCTAGTCCCTGTGTGCATACGGCCCTATTGTGGCCGGGGATGCCTAGTCCAGCAATCCTCTTACCATTGCCTCTTTAATCTGAGAGACGCCCTTTTTGATATCCGATTTCTGGGCTTCTTCAAAACGCTCAATAAGAGTCGCAATATGAATATGTGCGTCACTTGACAAAGGTTCCATGCCGGCCAAGCGTCGTTCATTCAACCAAGCGATATATACGGTTTTCAAATCAGTCACCATCGTTTCCTACTTTCCTATGAATTATTCCCTGGGGCCTCGTCGCCGCTTTGCCGCAGCCGCTGACACGACGAGGCTTGAAGGAGGAGAAGAGAAATCACCTTCGCGCTTATATTACGACAATCCGCTAGGAAAGGCAAGAAAATCCAGTAGTACTTAAGTACTATTGAGTAATATTCGTAAATGCATATACTAATAGGGTGTCGGCTTGGTCACGCCTGGCAATTGGGGATGTTTCCACGGTCGGCATATTTCAAGGAAACAAGGAGAAAAATAGCATGACATTTCTACAAGATACCCTCACTACACAGGAACAGCAAGTCATCGATTTCTACCGCGCCCATCCATTATCAGACTGGGAGGATTGCGCGCAGGCCCTCGGCATTAAAGATTTCGACGCGTTGAACATCTCTATCAATTTAGAGATGCGTCACATCCTAATGAGCCGCGAAGAAATTTTTACCATCCGTTGTTTCAAAGTAAGGGAGATATAACATGTTCCGAGTTAATCAATCCGTCACCACGCCTAAAGGCAAAGGCATAGTTCAAGGCGTCTATCACGATGGTAGGTATATCGTCAGACTTCCCATTGACGAACAAACGAAGAAATATTCAGATCATTGCCTAACCCCGAATGCTACGATAAGCGGGCTATGGACTTTTAAGGAATCCGATCTCAAATGACAATTATTGAATATCTTGAAAAGGTAGTGGCTGAAGGAAAAGGAACTCTGCCGGTGGGCAATCTAATTACTCATGCAGAGCTCTTGAACCTCATCAAAACCGGTGAGTTTAAATGGGGGCCTATCCTGCACGAAGAGAAAAAGATGATTTTTGAAAAGGAGAATTAGCATGACATTTACCCCCGAAGAATCCATGAAGGCACAAGAAGAGATGGCCCTACTTTCCCCCGAGGAACAAAGCCGTATACGCGCTGAACAAGTCGAAGCCTACGAAGCCTCCCAGACAGCGCTTGGAAAAATTCGTGCTTATGCTTCGATGGCCGAGGTCCAGAAACGCTTTATCAATCTCTTGGGTGATCGAGATGGCCGGGCATATGTTGAAGCCATTGTGATAGCAGTCTCAGCAAATGAAGGGTTGCAGAAATGCACTCCCAAGTCAATCATGATTCAGGCCATGCGCGCAGCCTCTCTCAAGTTGTCGGTTGATCCCGCGTTGCATCAGGCGCATTTAGTACCGTTCGGAAATCAAGCCACTCTGATCGTGGATTATCACGGCTTAGTTCAGCTTTCAGTCAATACCAATTATTATTCCATTCCGCCAAATGTCGCTGAGGTCTTTGAAGGGGAAGTGGTTAAGATTGATCGCTTCTCCGGTAAGGTGGATATTGACGAGTCTCTGAAGGTTAAGGGCGGCGGAGTAATTGGTTGGTGCGGTTACTTCAAAGCCAAGAATGGAACTGAACGCTGGCTGTATATGACGAACGAGGAATGCGATGCCCACGGAGAGAAATACAATCCGAACGGCTTCAAGAATCCGAAAGGCGTATGGTCCAAAGAACGCGACAAGATGCGCCGCAAGACTGTTCTTCGTTTGATTGTCTCGCGCTGGGGAAACTTCTCTCCACAAGTTCAAAACGTCATTCGCCAGGAAGAAATCATTGACGGCGATACATCCGAGATGCCTGACGATTCCAATATTCCAATGCCTGAAACAAAGCCTCGCAGATCCGAAAAGGAACTCATGGGTGAGATGTACGGCAACCCTTCTCCAATTCCCGATAAATTATGGATTGAATGGGGCCTGCTTTACGCCCGGGCTACGACTCAAGAAGTGCCGGTAGTTGATGTTCAGCGCGAAAATACAACCATCGAGGACCTCAAAGCCTATATGGCCGAAATCCTCCCTTATGTGATTGACGCAGAAAGGCAAGCGGAGTCATGATCCTCGTTAATGAATACTCAAATCGAACCGTCCCCAATTCTTTGTGTCCGAAGTGTGCATCACCTTTAATTGTAAAGACTACCGCAGATCGTATACCGGGTGGAGAGGTGCAGAATGTCAGAAACTTCATCGGATGTTCAGCCTATTTTTCAACCGGCTGCAACTACCGTACCAAGTTCACCGCCGAGACTCAAAAGGCGCTAGATGAGTTCGTTGTCGAAGTGGAAGAGATAGGTATTTAATCATTACCGGGCTGCGCTATGGTACACGCAGAGAAAGAGATAACAATGAAATATCTAATCGTTTGGAATGCGGGCTGGTGGGGCATGTGTGGGGTATGGGCATTCCATAATGCCTATTTGAAAATTCTCTGCGGCATAATCTCATTGTCCATATACACCATCGCCCTCGTAACATCTAGGGAGGAATAATGTTCCCCTCTAAATATCACGAATGGGCTTATGCCTTCGGACTTCTCGTATTGGTATTGATCACTTTGGCGAGGAGGTAGGCTTTACCAGACGTTTTGCCAAAAAAGCCTCTAGTGAAGGCGGTTTTTAGGACATTTTTTCAAACTGCCATGTAACACCCCATGGAACTCAAAAACCTCCGATTTCAAGATCGGAGGTTTTTATATTTAGAACCGTTTGTTATTACGAACTTTTGGTATAGAGATAGGTAAGCTGATTGCCTGATGCGATCACGAACAAAGCCTTGAGTAGATCGAATACTCCGTCGGTGCTACAAGCTAAAGTAATATTGAATTGTCCGGCGTAGGGGCTACAGGCCAGTCCAAAGTAGATCCCGGCTGTTACAACAACAATAGCCAGCATGGTCAAGCCTTTGTTCGACTGACTATCAAGCCAGTCCTTCGCGGCGGGAACGAACTTGAACACCAGCGAGAGAATCACCCCTACGATACCAAGTAGAACAACTGCAAGGTCGGTCATATTTACTCCTATTTCTTATTTTGCGCAGAATTGCGCGGGTCACATATTACACAAATTTTAGCATGTTTTCGGATTTTTGCCCGCAGTTTCGCCTTGGAGAATTTAGATTTAGCGCGGATGAGTTTATCCTGGAGATCTACTGCGATGGGGCAGGTCATGCGATTCGCGGTATATCGAATATTGAGTGATAGATAATCAATCCCAGCCTTTGCGCCTCAATAACTTCCTTATCGGCCCCTGAGCTCTCGCCTGGCAATCTGAGAAGCGCGTCACAGACTCTCAACCACTCCATATCATAGTCAAGCCAGAATTGATATTCATGTTGCCTCACCAAATGCCAGAAGGCCGTAAGATGCGGAATGTATGGAACATGTCCGAGGTTTGAGACGTAATCGCCTTCATGGATTGCTATTTGAACATTCGCAATAATGTCTCCCTTGGAATATGGGCCAGCTATATAAATCTTCATCCTTGGTGATTTGTTCATTTCCACTATCTTTATCAACTTCAAGTCGGGAAGTACCATCGTAAATCCTTTCTATACTATGTCTTTCAATTCTTGTAATTCATCAAGCAAGATTTGCAAATCGCTATCTTGCTGCTTTTCGTAGGCGTTTTGTTCCTCACGTGATCCAACAAGAGAACCATAATGCGGCTTCTTGCCGCTCCAGGGAGTGAGTTTCTCAAGGACGCGTTTGCCCTCTACCGTGTCACCGATATTATAATCCTGTATTCTTTTGAGAGTTTCTTTGTCTCCTTTCAGAGCCATGTTCCAGTCATCGTTTGTAATGGCTTCCTTCGGCCTGAAGCCCAGCCTTTGCGCGATATAATCCAGCCCATTATCCTCGAATTTGAACTTCTGGCGGGCTATCAAAAGAGTGTCGATTGTCTTTTTATTTACTATGGGGGGGAGGTCGTAATATAGGAAACGTGCAAAACAATGCTTTATATCAAATCTGTTTACATTGTGCCCCGCGATAATGTCAGTGGCGTTCATCAAGCTATGGAGTTTCTTGATAATCCTCTCGTCACTATTTGTCCGGCTGTTGGTAAAGTCGTTCCAATCCTTCGCCTCTTTTGAGTTAATGCATTCAGACCATACTTGATCCTGCCCGATGTAGGATGCTGACCAACTCATGATGTATCTTTCTTTGACGAGGTTTTTGATATTTAGATATTCCCCATATACTTGCTTGCCGTAATTGTAATAAACTGATTTCGATACTTCTATGTCGATATAAAGGATGTTTGCCTTTATTCGTTCGGGAATGGGAAGGGGTGGAGATTCTTCCTCTTGTGGATGGCCACAGAAAATGCAAAGGAAAACCCTATGTCCATTTCTATGAGTTATTTGTATTCCCGTGCGTTTGTCAATCTTGGCCCGCCAATGACGGCGAGTACAATTATCGCAATAACGCAATCAGCCTCTCTTAATCCCTGTGATGGCGCTTATGCCACATATCATTCAGTATAAGAAGAAAACTTGCAATACAAAGATAAATGATGAGTGGCATTATGCATCCACCATCTTGATAGTTGCCTCTAATATAATCGGTGTTGGCAGGGTGGCGAATTTCGCCTTCAATTCAAAAGGGCCGGTTTGGCGTTGTTCCGATGCTTGATATTTTAAATATAAGTCGGCTATCTTCTTATCGTATTCCGCCCTCATGATCTTTGTGGCTTCTTTCTCGGCCCTAAGATCATTCGTCAACTCATCCAATAAGCCTTGAAGAGTCTGTGCGTATGTTCCGGTGTCTTGTCTCTTACTAAAAGCCCGCTGAAGCGCCAGTAAAAGAATTGGGCCTAATACTGCCACAATAAGCGCGCCAATGATCGTCTGGATTAGAGGGGAGGTTAAGTCCATATCTTAAATTATACCTTAAAGGGGCGCTTGGGTCTTCATTACCCAATTTGTGAAAAATTCGATGCGCCAGCCTGTTTGTCGCTGTAAACAGATGAATCCGAATCGATTATCCCAGTTAATTTGTGCCCAAACGTCGGGGCCTGAACATTGATAGTTGACTATATTAGCAATATCTCCATAATTCAAAGCCCCTAAGACATAGCCCGAGGGATTAGGTTGCAATCTAACATGCAAATCTCCTGAGGCAAAGAGAGATCCGCGCGCCGTAACTTGTACTGCCAGTCCGCCTGGCGGGATTTCCGGGAACTTCTCTATCCTCGATCGATGTATCCATAACTCGGAATATTTCATCAGGGGAATATAAGCATCAAGTCCTATGCCTAGTTTCAAGAACCCGCCGCGCTTTCTCACCGCGCAGAATTTGTGTATATATTGTGGATAATTCCAATAGTCCAATGGGGAGGAAGTCTGCGGGACTTGTGTGAAAGATAGAGCCCTTATTCTATTCCAGTCTCCCTCGACTCTATCTATGTCTATTAGATTTCCACCGAAGGAAAGACTCTCGGCATTGGGAGGAAAGTTAATCCATCCAGCATCGGGAATCATGATGGCTTTATAAGCGCGCTTGCCATTAATTTTAAGAAGCAAATCTTTATACTCTTGTGTAATGGGAATCTTATGCCCCTTAAATAATCTTTTAGACTCATCTGATAATGTAACTGTCTCGGGAGGATTAGATTTCCCGTTCCAATATTGAGACTTGGAACGAGACCTAAATTCCATATCAGCGCGCTGAAAGTCATGTAAAAGGCGGGCGTAAGTCATAGTCTATATTCCTTGTTCATATCTTCTGGGATCAAGCTATTTTCATAACAATAAATCACAATTTGCGATCTATTATACAGCCCCAATTTTTGCCTAATAAAAAGTCCGTATTTATAGACATCATTCACAGATACACCCATCTTGTCCGCTATCTGTGCATCTGTTAGTCCACTTGCGATCAACAATATGACTTCTGATTCTCTGCGAGAAAGCTTTAATGTACTCATTATGAATATGCACTTGTTGGCGGAGTGAAAGTGGTTGTCCAGCGGGCAATGCCTTTACTAACACGTAATTCATCTATCCAACCATTGAAATTCTGTAGCGTCCTAGTATTACCATTCGCGCCTATTACGGGAGCTGCGGTTTCGTTTATATAACTTGTTGTATCGGGGGTATATGTAGACCCTTCTTGTGTCCCGTTTAGAAAAAGTTTTGTATTTGTTCCTGAACGGGCAAGCGCAATATGATACCAGGCCCCTGTTGTCAAGGCGGTTGTTCCTGTTATTTGAGTTGCTCCATTGACCGAAAAAATAATAACATTTGCTGCCGATATTTGTATTTGCGGGCATGTGGTTGATCCGCTCCCAGAAGCCCTT